CCCCCGTTGCGATTTTTTTCAAAATGGTTTTGGATTCTAACAGGCCGATATTAAGATCGGTTTCTGAGGCTATACGTGTTTGGCTCCTTTTCCGTATAGTCTTAGTCTATAGGTACCTTAGACAGGACTTTGGTTGCTTGTAAAACTAACTTAAAGTCGGTCTATTTGAGTCCAAAAGCACAAGAAAGGATTCGTCAACACTAACAAAGAAAGGAAAAGTCAAGTGGCAACTAGTAAAACTACATACAAAGTTGTGGCCCCTGCTGGAGTGTATATTCGACAGACACCACAACAGTCCGAAGACAATGTTGTTCGACTGGCAGATAATGGTGAACGCCTAATCGTTCTTGAAGTTGGCTCTGAATGGGTTAAAACTGAAGAAGGTTATGTGATGAACCGTCCATACATCATCGAGCCAGATACTACTAAACCTAAGAAACAAAAGGAAGAGGCTGAATAGTTATGACAAATGAAGTTGCTAATTATGATACTCCTCAACGGGCCTATAAACCTGCACGTTCGCCTGAACAGCGTGAAATGCAAATGATGGCACTTGCGATGGAGCTATCTGAAAAGCGTCTTCAGGAAGGAACTGCGTCGGCTTCTGAGATCGTATACTGGTTAAACCAAGCAAGCCCTAAAGCTCGTCTTGAGCGCAAACAACTTGAACTACAAGCAGAGCTATTGCAAGCACGTATCGACTTGATTCGTAGTGACCAACAAGCTGAACTTGACTTCAAGGAAGCGCACAAAGCGTTCCAAGGTTATGCTGGTAAACCATCTGATGTTATTGAGGGGACTTTCTATGAGCAATAGATTGTCCTACAAAGAAATGTCTAAACTCGAATCTTATACAGAGCGATTGGAATATCTCAGACTTCGTGGAATTCAACATGAAGCGCCAAGGGACATCTCTAATCCTTTCTATAAATCAAGAGCCTGGCTTAACTGTCGAAACGAAATCATTCGTCGAGATCTTGGACAGGACCTTGGAGTAAGAGGACTCTATGTTGACGGTGTGATCACTGTTCACCATATGAATCCTTTAACGAGAGAAGACATTGAGAATCTGACCGAGAATTGTTTCGATCCTGACGGACTTATCACGGTCTCTGATTATACCCACAAACGAATCCACTACGATCAGAAGGAGTATCAAGAATGGGTGGAGCGTAAACCGGGTGATACAAAACTATGGTAAGGATGAAATGAATGAACACAATCTATGAAGACGTTCTCAACTTCGTCGGTGTATTACATGATTCCGATCCCGAGTCCAACAAAGTTGTCAAAACTCAGATAGGTTTGGCTATCGATACTGCCTTAGGTATTCTTGTACAAAACGGTATAGGACATACTTGTAGTGTTGTTACTAATCCTGATCTTACGTGGAGTGACTTTTTCTATGGACATATCGATGATCTGGATGAAGGTATAAAACGACGGCTTGATAATATGTCTTTTGCTAAGACGTTTGTCGGTATAAGTGTCATGATTTCTTATGACCCTCCACAAGCATCGGTCCTTACGGCACTAAAAGAAGCTCGTGATGAAAATCTTACTCGAGCTCGTTGGGAGGTAGAATATGTCAACAAAGACATCCGATGACGTACTACTTCATTATGGTCGAAAGGGACAGAAGTGGTATCATCATATCTTTGGTTCTATTCGCGGTAGTATAGGCGGTAGACGTCGTAAATCTAGCAAACAAACGGCAGTTGCTAAGGCTGTTTCGAAGCGCAAAAAGAGTATGCCAGTTGATGAGTATCAACGAGAGCTAGAAGTCATTAATCTTTATCGTCATAGAGATAAAGTATCGACTAAAGCTTTAAAAGCCAAAATTGCTAGAATTGAGTCTGAACGTAAACTTAAAGAGTTAGCAGAAGCTCCAGGTAAAGCTCGAGCAGAAGCTCTTAAGAAGAAACAACAGGCTCGACTTAAGTTTATTGGTAAGGCTATTTCTGCCGGTATTGACGTTTATAGTAAAGTACCATCATCTGTTGCAACTCGAAAAATCGATAAGAGCAACAAAGATGCTGTCAAGAAAGCTATAGAACAATTCAAGGTACGGCAGGAGTGGGCTAAAGCGTTTAAAGACGTGCCTATTACTATGACAAACTTTACGCAATCTGTTAACATTCATGGTGTTGATGTTTATATACCTGAAAGTATTCGGAAGACAAAAGATTCGCGTTTAGCTCAAATCAAAGATCAAATGAATGGAGATAAATAAGATGGGTGAAATTATTAATGGCGTATATGTACCGTCAAATGAAGACTTACTTCAACACTATGGTAAAAAGGGTATGAAGTGGAAGAAGCGTAAAAATATGGTAGGTGATGCTGCGGAAGCACTTACTGAAGATCTTGCGTATGCTGCTGATAAAAGAGCGATTGACGAACATGTTAAAGATGCTTTACGTGATAAGCAAACGGTTGATCGGAATATGGAAGATAACATCAAGAAGATCAAGAGTGGTGTTATGAATGGTAAAACCGCAGATCCAGCCGAACAGAAATATCATGATGCTTATATGCGTAACGCAAAAGCTTCTACAAAAGTCGCTCAAATTCTTGAGGCACGTCGTAAACATGCTAAAGATATGGCCGCGGCACATGCCAAAGACGTTAAGAATAGACGTAAATAATACCTTTAAGGAAAAGGAGTAGCTAGTGGTATTTAGCAACACTGCGGTTCCTGTCGAGTACGGTAGATTTAGAGACGCTGTAATACGCGGTGAGATTCCTGTATGTCGCGAGGTCTCGATGCAGATGAACCGAATCGATGCGGATATCGCCAACCCAAATTATTATTACGATAGCGATGCTATTCAAGGGTTTATTGACTTCTGTGAGAATGAGATGACCCTGGTTGATGGCCGACCGTTAACCCTATTGCCGACTTTCCGTCTTTGGGCAGAAGACCTGCTAGCTTGGTTTGAGATCAAGGAAGAGAAGGTTTATGACCCGCAGACTGGAAAATTCAAAATAGTTAAACATAAGCGCAGACTTAGAAATAAGCAATACCTAATTGTCGCCCGGGGTAACGCCAAGTCTCTATATGCAACCCTGCACCATGCCTATGGTTTGGTGATCGACACGAACTCTACACAACAAGTAACAACCGCTCCGACTATGGCCCAGGCAGAGGAGGTACTATACCCATTTGCTACAGCTATAACCAAAGCGGCTAGCTCGACTGAAGGGTTCCCTTTATTTAGGGTTCTTACTAAAGGCTCTAATAAGGCTCGTACCCAAAAGTCACAAGCGCAACTTGCTGTTACGAAAGACGGTATTGTTAACAAACTGACAAACTCTATACTACAGGTTAAACCTATGACTCGTAGTAAACTTCAAGGATCTCGTGCCAAGTATGCTAGTGTTGATGAGTGGCTATCTGGTGATATCAAAGAGGATATTATCGGTGCTCTTGAACAATCCGCTTCTAAAGACGGTATTGACGACTACATTATTTTAGCCGTATCCTCTGAAGGTACAGTTCGTGACTCGGTAGGGGATGCTATTAAGAAAGAGCTTCTTGATATCCTTCGTGGTCAATACTACGACCCACATACCTCTATCTGGTATTATCGTTTAGATGACCTCGCAGAGGTGGCCAATCCCGACATGTGGATGAAGGCTTGCCCTAACATCGGTATTACGGTTTCTTATGAAGCTTATCAACGTGACGTTAGACGTGCCGAACACTCTCCTGCGAACAGGAATGATATCCTGGCTAAACGGTTTGGGATACCTGTGGAAGGGACGACATACTTCTTTACTTTCGAAGAAACTGAACTTCATCGAAGGCAGAACTTCAGACGTATGGAAGTTTCAATGGGTATGGATGCTTCTCAAGGTGATGACTTCTGGGCGTTCACTTGGATCATACCTCTTGGTAGAGGTAGATACGGTGTACAAACAAGGTCATACGTTTCGGAAGTTAAATACCTACGTCTTAACTCTGCGGCACAACAAAAGTACGATCAGCTTCAAGCAGAAGGAACATTGATTATACTACCTGGTAATTATCTTGACTGGGAACAAGTATATGATGATGTTGAGCGGTACATCGACGAGATGGAATGGTCTGTTATCTCATTTGGATACGACCCATATAATGCTGCTGAGTTTGTTGATCGTTGGACTATGGAAAACGGAGATGTTGGTGTCGAAGTCGTACGACAAGGTGTTAGAACCGAGTCTGTTCCTCTAGGTGAAATTAAGAACATGGCGACATCTCGCGACCTTATTTTCTTCGAGGAGCTTATGAAATACGCAATGGGTAATGCTGTTGTAATTCAAGACAATAACGGTAACTACAAACTTTCCAAAATGCGAAGCAATGAAAAGATCGATAACGTTGCCGCTTTGATGGATGCTTGGGTTGCCTATAAACGTAATAAGGAGGCATTCTTGTAGGATGGTAAATAACCCCTTAGGATCATGGAACGCATTCATGTCAACCCGCAACGGGCTCGACTATGATGAGTCATTAGTTTCCGGCTCTGGTTGGGGACGATCGACAAGTGCGCTTCGTGGTTACAATTTCAAACGTCAAGATTTGGTCAATAGCATTATCTCTATGATCGCTCTTGACGTCGCAATGGTCGACTTTAAACATTTAAAGATCAACGAAGAAGACGGTAATCAAACCCCTGTAGAGTCAGGTTTGATCGATTGCTTAACGCTGTCTGCTAATATTGACCAAACTGGTCGTGCATTCATTTACGATTTGGCCTGGTCACTATTGGAAGAGGGTACTGTAGCGATTGTCCCCGTTGATACGACTACAAAACCGAATGATGAAGGATCTTATGATGTCCTATCTATGCGAGTAGGTAAGATTATGCAGTGGTATCCTAGAGCCGTTCGGGTTAGGGTCTATAATGATCAAAATGGTTTAGAACAAGACCTAACTTTATCTAAGCAATCTGTGGTTATCTTAGAGTCTCCTTTAATTGGGCTACTTAAAGATCAGAACGCTACTCTTCGATTGATTGAGCAGAAGATGGATCTCATGTACTCCCAGGATAAGGCGATTGTGGCAGGTCGTTTGAATGGTTTCATTCAAGTACCATATGCCACTAAGAGTGAACATAGGCAAGCTTTAGCGCAAGACCGTAAAAAGAAACTCGAAGAAGAGCTAGCTAATAGTCAGTTCGGTATTGCTACCTTGGATGCGAATGAGAAATTCATTCACACCGGTGGTAACATCATGAATAACCTTGTTGATGACTTACGTAAGTTACAACAAGACTATTACAACCAAGTTGGTATCTCTTCTAAGATTCTTGATGGTACTGCAGGACAAGCTGAGCTTAATCTTTATTACCATCGTGCAGTAGACCCTGTTCTACAAACTATTGTTGATGGTATTAACAGAACGTTCCTAACCAAGACTGCTAGAACTCAAGGTCAGGTAATTCAGTATTATCGTGACCCATTCCGCATGTTACCAGTTGAACAACTAGGTACTGCGGCAGATCTCTTTGCTCGGAATGCAATATTTACTTCGAATGAAATCCGTGCAATGCTAGGTCGAGCACCTCACCCAAGCCGTATCGCAGATATGCTCTTTAACAAGAACATCTCTACTGGTATGGATCTAATGGGTATTGGTGATCCTAATGGTACAACCCAGGGGTATCCTGAAATCTACAACGATGGCCAAGGTGGGTATGTCGATGCGGACGGAAATCCGGTAGATGAGTATGGACGTCTCTTGGATGTATAAAAATTTTATGGAGGTTTTCTAGTTGCAAAAGAAGGCTGATTTTGCTGGATGGGTAACTAAGAACGACATTCGATGTAGTGATGGTGTCACGATTCGTCATGATGCATTCTTACAAAGTGATGGCGCTCAAGTTCCTATCGTTTGGCAACATGATTACTCCAGTCCCTCAAACGTGTTGGGGTACATGAAACTTCAGCATCGTGACCAGGGTGTTTATGGGTATGGGTATCTAAATGATACAGAACATGCTCAAGACACTAGAGTCCTACTACAACATGGTGATTTGAATGCTATGTCTATTGGGGCTCGTGGTATCCGAAAGAACGGTAACGACGTAATTCATGGTGAAATCTATGAAGTAAGTCTAGTTCTCAAAGGTGCCAATCCTGGTGCGCTGATCGAACATGTTATGCTCCATAGCGCATACGGGACTGAAGAGTACGAAAGCGACCGTGCTACCATTCACACTGGTATCACGCAGGAACTCATTCATTCAGATACTGAAGATGAGTTAGAAGATAAAAAGGAGGGACACATGTCTCGTACATATGAGGAACTGTTAGAAGGTCTAACTGATGAAGAGGTTGAAACTCTCCTCGGTGGCGTTCTAGCTGACGTTGATGCCGCTTTGCAAGCTGAAGAAGCTGAAGAAGCAGAAGAAACTGAAAAAACTCAAAATGAGTTAGAAGTTAACGGTTTGGACGAAGAAGTCGCAACCGAAACTGTTGACGGAGCTACAGAAGACAATGAAGTCGCTGTAGAATCTAATGCAGATGCTGGTGATACAGTATCACATTCTATTTTCGAAGGAGAAGAAGTTTTGAAACACAATCAATTCCAAGGGACTACTAATGCTGCTGTATCTGAAGCAGAATTGGACACTTTACTACAAAGCGCGATTCAAGGAAACGCAACTTCATTCGCAGGCGTACTTCGTGCTAACGACGTTCTAGGTGAAGACTCACTTCAACACGGTTTGGTAGGTATGGAAACATTGTTCCCACAACCTGCTACTAACGGTGGAATCAATGTCTACAACCCAGGCTCACTTAACATCGACAAGATCATGGGACAATTCGGTAAGTCTCCACTTCCTCGCGTTAAGAACATGTTTGCTAACCTTACAGAAGACGAAGCTCGTGCTCGTGGATACATCAAAGGTAACCAAACTCTTGACTCTATCGAAGAAGTATACTTCCGTGAAACTACTCCAGGATCTGTTCACCGTCGTGAAACAATCGATCATGATGACTTGATCGACTTGCAAGATGGTGGATTCGCTGCTGTTAACTTTATCCAACAAGTTCAAATGGCCAAGTTTAAAGAAGAAATCGTTAAAGCGGCTTTCTTGTCTGACGGACGTCCTTTGACACTTTCTGACGGTAAACGTAACCCTGAAAAGATCAGCGAAAAACACATTCGCCCTATCATCAAAGATGATCCATTGTTCGTAATCAAAGTAACTGCTGCTACATTTGAAACTGCAGTTGATGAAGTGATCGGTAAAGCATTCCCTGCATACCAAGGTTCTGGTAAACCATGTCTTTACATCAACCCATTTGACTTGGCTAAATTGAAGACTCTTAAAGACAAGAACGGTCGTTACTTGTATGCTCCATCTATGGACAACAACCAAGTACCTGGTAACGCTAACATCGCTGCATACTTCATGTGTGATGAAGTTGTTGAATACCGCGCCCTTCCTCAAGGAACATTTATCATTGGTAACCTTGTAGACTATCAATTCGGTATGTCTAAGAATGGTGAAATTGCTACATTTGATAGCTTCGATATCGACTTCATGCAACATAAATACTTGATGCATGCTCGTATGTCTGGTGCTATCCGTACACCTAAATCATTCATCGTCGTTACTGTAACTGATAAAGCTGCTGCTGATGAAGCTGTTGCTAACTTCGATTCTACAGGTCTTAAGACTAAACCAACTTGGACTGTACAAACAGACCCAACTGAATTCAAAGGTGTAGGTGCTAAAGCTGTAGATTATGACGCTGCAGTTAACGGAGTTGTTATGACTGAGGAAGAAAAGAAACTCGGTGATATTGAAACAGCGCCAAAGCAAAAGAAACCTAAAAAAGCTGAATAGTCTTTGAAAGTTAGGAAGGTAACGAAATGACAAAAGCTGGAATTAGACTTATCTTCCGTTCCAAAGAGACAGAAGAAGTTGAAATTGGGGATCATCGTTATACCTATACGGTATCCCCTTTGTTAATTGCTAGAATATCTACTAAATCATTTATGATTGAGGATAGTGACTCAGTTAACCAGAATACTAAGTCGAAACTTAAGTTCGATGTTCTTTTGCCTAATGATGCATCTGACCGAGTGAATAGAATTAGCCACATTCTTTATATGGGCTCGTTCTATAAAGTTGGTACGATTAGACCGTATCCTCCTCGAGTTGCGTTAACGGTGGAAGACCTTGAGCTTTCAGAGCTTAAGTCAGAGTTAGAACAGCGAGTGAATGAAACTTCTCGAAAATCTCAAAATGAATTAAAAATCGACGCATTCGATCATTTGGGTGTGTTGATGACCCCTCCAGAAGAAACTAGTGAACTTCAAAAGAACCCACTGGTTCTGAAAGATGGGGTTATTCAGATCTGGGATGGGACGACATGTCTTGACCTTCTCAAGTTTATTAAAGAGCATACGAATAATGCGTGTACTCCTAATAAACTGATTAGTACAGGTTCAGACATTTCTAATAACATGAGCAGTGAAGGTAGTTCTGATAGCACTAGTAATACAGGTACACCTAGTATCTCGACTAGTCCAGGACTTTCTCCTAACCTGCCACATAATCCCGAAGGATGGGATGAATTGTAGGTGATCATATGAAGAGTAGAGAGGCAGTTCTTAGAAAACTTAAAGACAACATCGCTCCTAATATCTACTTCACTCCTCCCGATGATGTTACACTTAAGTTTCCAGCTTGCGTCGTTACTAGGGAAGACTTTGATGTTCGTAAGGCAAACAATAAACCTTATATGTCTAACATGGGGTATAAGGTGGTTTATATGTCTAAGAACGAGTCGGATGAAATATTTATGAAGATCTCGAATACGTTTATGTATTCTGTTTTTAGATCTGAATATAAGGTTAATGGGTTATATCACAAAGTATTTGTGGTTTATGTTTAGAAAGGAATGTCGATTTGGCTACAGTAGAAGAGGTTGTTAATTATGCCCGTTCTTTAGCGGATCAAGGGGTAGGTACTGATGCAGACGGTTCTTATGGAACTCAATGCGTAGACTTACCAAATAGTATTTCTCAAATTTACTTCGGTAAGATTCTATGGGGTAATGCTATTGACCTATTGGATTCCGCTGCAAGTTTGGGGTATGAAGTTGTATACGATGCTGTGGGAGTAAATCCTAGAGCGGGTGCGATCTTTGTTATGGATACTACTTATCTGTATGGTCACCCTTATGGTCACACAGGTATTGTTATTGAGGACTCAGATGGTTACACAATCAAGACTATCGAGCAAAATATTGACGGTAATGCTGATTCATTATACGTTGGTGGTCCTGCACGATACAATGAACGTAACTTTGATGGTATTGTTGGATGGTTCTATCCTCCATATACTGGTCTTCCTCAAGGGGGTCCTGTTATTGCACCACAACCAGAGACTCCTGCAGACGAGGTTGTTGTAAACGAAGAAACTGCGAAATTTACAGTAATGGTAGCTGGACTTAATGTCCGTACTGAGCCACACGTTACTGCTGAGATCGTAGAAGTTTACACACCTGGACAAACATTCATTTACGATCAGTGGATGGATGCTGACGGATATCGTTGGTTGTCTTACATCGGTGCAACTAGTGGTAAGCGACGTTATGTTGCTTGTGGTAATGTTGAGAACGGCGAACGCATTAATGCATTTGGTGAATTCTCAGAAGCTTAATATTTGGAGGAAATTTTAAATGACAAAATTGGTTTGGGATCAGGATACTAAACGTTTATACGAATACGGTGTTGACAACGGTGTTCTTTTCCTTAAGAAAAGTGATGGTAGCTACGAAAAAGGTGTTGCTTGGGACGGTTTGACTAAAGTCTCAGAATCACCAGAAGGTGCAGAATCTACTGCTAAATACGCTAACAACAAGAAATACCTTAACTTGCGCTCAGACGAACGCTTCAAAGGTCAAATCTCAGCCTACACTTATCCACAAGAATGGAATAAATGTCAAGGTAAACGTAGCCCTATTACAAACGGAGCTGGCGGTAAGAAAGAACTTGCTGGTGTGACTGTTTCTGGTCAAGCTCGTTCTGACTTTGGTCTTTCATACCGTACTGGTATCGGTAACGATACTGAAGGTTTGGACCATGGTTACATTCTTCACCTTGTTTACTCAGCATCTGCTGGTGTATCAAGTAAAGAATACCAAACTGTAAACGAAAGCCCAGATGCTCTTGAGTTCTCTTGGGACTTTGATACAGTACCAACACCAGTACCAGGAATGAAACCAACTGCTCACGTTGAAATCAACAGCACTTTGGTTGACAAAGACAAACTTGCTGATCTTGAGAAGAAAATTTATGGTTCTGCTGATTCTGAACCAACTCTTCCAACACCAGAAGAAGTGTTTACCACTCTCGGTCTTGTCGCTGGGTAATTAGAATTTAATGACGTGGGATAGGGGTTGGACAACTAAGGTTCGTGTTGGCGTCAAAATTCAAAATGAAATATAAATCTACATTAAAGGAGTATAGAGATGATTTCTAAAACAGTAACTTATAACAACTTACTCACTGGGGAACCAGTAACAGAGGAACTTTGGTTCCACTTACGTAAAGACGAAATTATTCGTATCATGGGTCGTGCTAAAAAGGATTGGGACGACTATATCAAAGAAATGATGAGCCGTGAAGATGTCGATGAGATCTTCGACTTTGTTGAATCTATTCTTAAGATGGCTTACGGTGAACGTTCTGAAGATGGTCGTACTTTCCGTAAAGACAAGAAACTTCAAGAAGACTTTGCTAACTCTGAAGCATACTCTGAACTATTCATTGATATGATTACAGACGCAGTATCTGCAGATGGTAAAGAAACTTCTAAGTTCTTTAGCGCCCTTGTAGGTGATCCAAACAAAGGAACTGTTCCGGAATCAGTTTCTAAACTCAAGAAATAAGATAATTGAGGGGTAAATTTACACCCCTCTTTTATTTTTATTTGATAGCGAGGTATATATGTTAGTTATTGATACACCCGATCGGGAATATTATAATGAGGACACGTATCAATTCATAACTATACCAGGTCGCCGTTTACATTTCGAGCATAGTTTAAAAACTGTTGCGGAGTGGGAGACATTATATCGCAAGCCTTTTTTAACTCGAGAGGAAAAGACCACTGCTGAGCTCTTCGACTATTTCTTATTAATGTGTCAAGAGGATATAAGCTACTCGGATTTAACACCAGATGTAATTGAACAGATTTCGTTATACCTGGAGGATAAACCAACAGCTACAGTTATCAATCCAGTGGAGAAACCAAGTAATAATGGAATGGTTATGACGTCAGAGGTTATATATGCTTATATGGCCAATGCGAGGGTTCCATTCGAATGCGATACTTGGAACATTCATAGACTCTTAACTCTTTTAGGTGTCATCGGTGAATTCAACGCACCTAAGAAGAAGAAGTCTACGAGTCAAATATTGGATGACTATGATCGTATTAACAATGAACGGCAAGAGAAAATTCGTAAGATGCGAGAGGAGCGTGAACGAAATGCGAATAAAGGTGCAGACAATTAAGAAGAAAACTGGGTTGTCTATAATGGCTAAGAAAGCCGAAAACATGGATTCAGTTCGACATGCTTTACAATCTCGTGGACGGAGTGGATTGAGCCGGCTGATTTCTGCTACTCCTAAACGATCAGGGTCAACTGCTTCTTCTTGGGGCATGGAGGTTGAAAAATCTCAAAATGGTTTAAGTTTATACTATTCCAACTCTAAGAAGATCAAAGATGGTACCCCTCTTGTTGTACTTATTGTTAACGGCCACGGTACTGGTACTGGTGGATATGTTCCTGCTAATAACTTTGTTACTCCTATTGTAGATTCTATTGCAGATGAGATATTGAGGGAGGTGGAAAAAGTAATTGAGTAGACAAATAATTGAAGAACGTCTTATTAAGCTCGGTATTGATAATGAACAGTTCAAGACAGGTCTTAAAGAGTCCTTATCGTCTCTTGAAGACTTAGATAAATCCCTTGCAAAAGTTGATGGTAAATCTAGCTTTGCAAATACCGAGAAAGCCACTAAATCTCTAGGTCGCTCCCTTACCGAATTAATGGGCTCTGCCCCTAAACTAGGGGATATGTATATGGGCGCCTTTAATAAAATCGGATCTGCTGTTGGTAGTGCGACAGGAACCTTTAGTAAATTTGCATCTGGTGTCTTAAACTTTGTTTCTCCTATAACATTAGGCGGTAAGCAAGCATCTGAGGCTATTCAATCCATTGATACCTCAGTTCAACAGACCAGTGGTAAATTTAGCATGCTACAATCGGTAGCATCTATTGCCTTGGGTAATATTGCGGCTAATGCTACAATGGCCGGCTTGTCTATGGCAAAGAACTTTGCAGGTAAAATACTTCATACGATCGCTCCGCTTAAAGCCGGTTTCGGTCAGTTTGAAGACAAGGTTAATTCAGTAAACATGCTGGTTGCAGCATTGGGTAAATCTGAAATGGGTCACATTACTGGATCCCTTGATGAGTTGCAAAAGTATGCAGAAACAACCAAATACTCAGTTAAGCAAATGCACAACTCACTTGCTCAGTTCGTAAATGCCGGGGTGGGTCTAGATGATGCCACTACCGCATTGAAAGGTTGGGGTAACCTGGCCGCTTCTGCTGGTGCAAGTACAGATGGATTTAACCGCTCACTCCAATTCGGGGTACAACAAGCATTGCAAATGGGTATGATGAATACTCAGAACTGGATGTCTGTTGAAAATGCGGGTATGGCAACTAAACGGTTTAAAGATATCTTGGTTGAAACAGCTAAGGCTTTAGGACAAAACGTCGACTTATCTGAAGGATTCCGGGGGTCTCTTAAAGACGGCTGGTTGACTAATGAAGTCTTAATTAAATCCCTTGAACAACTTGCTAATGATGAAACTTTGAAGAAGATGGCTTCTGACTTCCATACCTTTGGTGAAGCGGCAGAGGCTGTTGCGGACCAAGTAACATCTGGCTGGGCTCGTGTATGGGAAACCTTATTTGGTCAGGCAGGTAGTGACGAACTTACTGCGTTCTGGACTAAATGGGGTAATGCTGCGGCTAATGCTTTGAGCGCGACTTCTGAAAAGGCTAATGAGTTTGCGAAAGCGTTTGTATCTTTAGGCGGACGAGACAAAATAATGGGCCTTATGGATTCGGTATTTGGATCTATTGGTGGAGTCTTTAAATCTATTGGTGGCGCTTTCACCCATGTATTTGGTGGAAACGTAAGTACTGTAGTTGGGCAAAAGCTAGTCGATATTATTGGAAAACTTTCTGAAAAATTGAGATTAGGAAGTGCTGAACTTCATGCATTCCAACACATCTTTATTGCAGTCTTCCAAGGTCTTAAATGGATCGGTACTGAAGTAGGCGCTAAGATGAAACTCATCGCGACGCTTATTCCAAACCATATGATTAAGGACTTTATTCTGATCGTTGGTATGATAGCGAAAGCCCTATGGACAACTATTCGTGCGTTTGAAGTATTTATTAGTAAACTAATAAACTTTAGCAAGATTGGTAAGGTCTTTAGTTTCGTAGGAAACGCTATTAATAAGTTCTGGGATGCAGTACATAACGGCTTAGCCAACTTCTCTGAGAAGTGGTCTGCTGCATTTGATAAACTTCCGGGTATTGTCGGGAAAGTCATGGACTGGTTCAAAAAGTTATGGGAAGTAATTAAATTACTAACTCCGGCTATTGGACACCTTAAGCAAGAATTACATGGATTCTTCTCTAAGATTGCTAATCCGTTTAAGACTTTAGGTCATGCCCTTGGTGATAACGGTAAGAAATTCAATGAGTGGTCATTCTGGGTAGGTAATGCTGTACAAAGATTCCCTATCTTTGGTAAAGCTCTAGGTAAGTTCATTGTCGGATTCTCGCATTTCAATGATGCGACGGGACGTATGGACTCTTGGGCTGGTCAGTTTGGTCATAAACTAAGAACCCATCTTTCAGGTTTCTATAACAGCCTACGCAACAACTACAGACGGACTATTACAAGTCATAGAACGTTCTGGAATAGCCTTAATGGGGCTATGGACCAAGTTCTTAATCGTCAGATTACAACATGGAAGCAGTTCCGTGAAGCAGTTAAGTGGGAATACTTGATTCCGCCTGGCATTCGCGACATGTTTAAGAACTTTAAGTTCTCTATGCCTGATATGTCAGGACTTAAGAAAGGTTTCGCGGCCTTTGCGTCTAATCCTTTTGGCGCAATCAAGAACGGCACCCAAGGACTTTCAAAATGGTTAGAAAACTCTACATTTTCTCTTAAGGCCTTTGGTGATATTGTTCGTAAACACTGGCCTACTCTTGGAGAGTATGCTGATAAATTAGACAAAGTAAAATTCTCATTGTCTTTCCTTAAACCAGTCGTAGATAGTGTCGGTAAGGCATTTGAATGGTTTAATTCTAAGATCTCGAAGATTAGCTTTGGTAAGATCAATTTCGGTGGAGCTGGTAAAGTCTTTAGCGATGCTGGTAAAGCACTTACTGCTAACTTCTCTGAAGGTATTGTTCCTGGTATCGTTAAATCCATTGATGGATTCCGTAAGTGGGTTGGCGAGCTAGGTGCTGTTAAATCTATCTTTGGTGGCTTAGGATTAGGTGCCGGCGTTATCGGTGAAGCCTTTAATACCATTCGTAAAGAAATGGGTAGATCTAAGATTGACTTTAGTAACTTTAAGACAACCTTAGAAACATTTAAGGGTTGGTTCCATGGTTTTTGGCATGGCTTAGCTAATGTCGTGTCTGGCGATACTTTCTCTAAAATTGGAGCAAGTATCAAGAACGGATTTAGCTCGGCTATGAGCTGGATTTCTAGTACTTTCGGCCCATGGTTTAAAGGATTCTTCTCAAGCTTACCATCTAGTGTACAGTACTTACTAACTGGATTATGGGATCTAATTAAGCAATTCGCTTCAGCAATCGGCTCAGGTTTCAAAGACACCAATTTCTCATTTAAGAACTTTGGCGAAACTGTAGAAGCTGTAAGTAAGGGTGTCAAGAAAGCCCTTGAAGAGATTGGGAAAGTCCTTAAGAAGATTTGGGAAGGCTTTAAAGATCTGTTCAAAGTTACCGGTGTATCTGCCGATGAACTTACAGAGGCTGACTTTGGAGATCGTAAGATGAAAGAAGCCGAAGCCGGAATGAATCGTTTAGGTGATAGTGTTGATCGTGTCCATGAAAAGAGTAAAGGTGTCTTTGCTAGTATCGGTGACATGGCCAAACTTCTTGGTGAGACATTCAGTGCGGTATTAGCACCTTTCAACAAGGCAGATTCTGCGGCAGTCGGTAAGATCCTTACTTTAGCCGCGGCTATTATTGTACTTTGGAATACTCGTAAGAAGGTACTCGGCATTAAAGACATGTTCCGTGAATTCGGTAAAGGTATTTTTGAAGGGGCTAACTCTGTAACCGGATCTCTTACGAATATGTTCAAAGCTATTACCGGAAGCTTTAAAGCCAAAGCCAAATTCCAAAATATTAAATCCTTTGCACTGGCTATTGCAACTTTGACTGGTTCATTACTAGTTCTATCGATGATTCCTGCTGATAAACTTCAACGGGGTGTCTTAGGACTGGTAGCTGTACTTGGTGCGTTTGAAGTATTCTATTTGTCACTTTCTATGACAACTAAGAAATTTGATCCAAGCAAGGTTCAAAGCGCAAAAGACATGATGCTTGGTATGCTTGGCGTAGCCGGATCTATTCTTATGATTTCGGGCTCTGTTATGTTGTTAGGTCGCCTGGACGGAGAACAACTTAAGAAAGGACTTTTTTCGGCAGGGGCTATCCTTGTAGCAATGGGTGTCTTGATGGCTATAATGGCCCATATGCAACGAAATGCTAAAGGGTTTGATGGTGGATCTGCTAAGATTTCCATTGGTATTCTAACCTTTATTGGTCTAGCTTATTCAATTAGGAAAGTCGCTAAAGTAGTTAAAGATATTGGAGCTTTGGATGCAGATTCTCTTAAGAAAGGTCTTGCTTCTATAGGGGTTATTATGCTTGGCATAATGGGGGTTCTTTATATGGCTAAGAACCTCAAGGATGTTAAGACATCATCTGTTCTTACGTTCATTACCATGGCCAAAGCTGTTGCCGGTATCTCTAAAGCAGTAGCTGAACTCGGATCTCTTGATACTGAGGTTCTTAAGAAAGGCGGCGCTGCGGTCGTTATCATGCTTGCTGTTATTGGTGGTATTGCATTAGCATTTAGTAAATTGGACAACACTAAACAATCCTTTACTAAGAATGCTCTTGTAATGTTCGGCGGTATTGCTGGAATGTTGTATATGATGCGTAGCTTAGCGCAAAGCATCGGTACAATGAAGAACCCAGATGCTATTGTACAAGCTCTTGGTGCTATGGCTGTTGTAACAGCGGCATTTGGTGCTTTGGCGATGGTTCTTCAAAAGAACAATATCGGAGATAAGGGCATAAACGAAGGCATTAAAAACTTAGCGGTACTCTCTGGTTCTGTCCTTGTTGCTTCTGCCGGTCTTCTTCTTCTAAGTAAGATGGAGGGTAGCTTCCTTAAAACTGTTGGTGCCTGTCTTGCTCTTGTCGGTGTGGTTTATGCTTTTGTTAAAATCGGGCAAGCCGCTCAGAATATCAAAAAAGAAGGTATTATAGGTCTTGCCGCAACTGTCGGGGCATTGATGGTTTCGGTATATGCTCTGAAAGAGTTGACTACTATACCTGTGGATCATATTCTAACTCAAGCACTTGTTCTAGTCGGAGTTGTTGGTGCAATCGCTACTATCGGCGGTTTACTTGGTAAGTTTGGCGGTTGGGGAGCTATCGCAGGACTTACCGCACTTGGCGCATCTCTTCTTATGATTGGTGGTGCTATTGGTATTGCGTCTGCTGGTATCGGCTACTTCTTACAAGGTATCGCTTCTGTTATAGACGCTATTACTCGACTTATCGATACTGTATCAAGACTTGGTAAAGAGGGTGGTGAAAACTTCCGTAAGTTCTTTGCTGAGGCATCTAAGTCATCTGGTGATATTGCTGAAGTTGTTGCCGGTATGGCCGAAGGTATGGTCGTTGGTCTGGTTCGCGGTGTTAGCGGTAATATTGGTAAGTTCATTGACATTGGTGTTGAGCTAGTTAAAGGTATTATTATTGGTATTGGTAATGCCGCTGTTGATATAGCTGGCGCCCTTCTTGATATGCTTTCTGCTGCTGTTGATATGGTTATTGGAGCAATTCCTAGATTTATTACTAGAATTCTTGACTCTGTGCTATTAGGTTTTCAACAGATCGCGCAATGGATACGTAATAATGGTAATCTTATTGCGGTTTCTGTGACAGATGTATTGGCATCTATATTCTCGCTACTTATAGAGATTGTAACCTCGATGTTGTCTTTCATTCTTGATGCCTTCGGGCAAATACCTGGTATTGGGAAATACTTTGAAAAGGCTAAAGAGGGTCTACAAAGCGGTGCTCAAGGATTTGAAAAATGGTTGCATGAACGTGTTGACGGTATTAAAACCTATGCCGAACTGGCCGCTAAAGGCGGTGTTGATGCTGCAATTAAGCAGTTGGATAGGCTAGGTACCGCTGAAGTCCAAGGTGCTATGAATATTGCAGCTAAATCAAAAGATGGACTTGAATACTTTAAGACATTCTGTTCGCAATTAGGTATTCAAGGTGCTAATGAGTTTATCCAAGGTCTTAAGAACAAAACCATTGACGCTAACGAAGCTGGTAAGTTATTCTCCAAAATGGTTGAAATGGGTATGTCTGAAGCGCAAGTTAAACAAATTGCCGAAAAGGCAGGGTATGACTATGCTAATGGTATCCTTACAGCTAAACCTGACGTTAAGACCAACTCTGAGGATATTAAGAATACACTTATTAGCGGATTGACCCAGGGTGGTAATTGGGATCTAGGTCTACTAGAAAAAGCCTTTGGTAACTTAAATAACCAACTCGGCGGTAAGCTTGATATGTCGAAAGCTTTGGCCGGTCTTAAAGCAGGGCAAATCCCTCAAGAGATGATTGAGGCTATGGCTACTGGCGACTTCTCAAATATCTCACAAGAACAAATGCAACAGTACCTTTCTAATATTGACGCCGCCGCTCAACCTGCTGGCGATAAAGCTAAGGAAATCGAGCGAGCTGTTCTTAGTGGCTTAACCAACAATGGTCAAGGTTGGGACCCACAAACAGTCGGTCTTGCGTTTGTTAATTTAAATAATCAGCTTGGTAATAACCTTGATGTTACAAAAGCTATGGCCGAGCTTAAAGCAGGTAATATTCCACCTGCAATGATCGCAGCTATGGCTAAAGGAGATTTTACAGGCATCTCCCAACAATATATGGATCAATTCCGTGCACCTATTGAAGCCGAGCCACCTAAGACAGCAGCAACTATCGGTAAGGTTAAAGATTCTGCGTTACAATCAATAGATGAAATGTATGTTGCAACTAAATCTAAAGTGAAGCCTAACCAAGACGAGGTGAACCAACTTATCTCGGATTATAGAGCGGGTAAAGAACACGCTAAGGAAGAGATGCAGGAGCTTATTAAAAATGTTGATATACATAGAACACCTCTATTGTTAGCGGCTTCGGGTGTAGCAAAGGCTGCGAATAAAGGTCTTGATGATGTTGATGGCGGACCTGCTGGGGTTAAATTGGGTAGCACATTTGCTGAATCTACTGGATCACAAGGTAATAAGAATAAAGCAAGCGGCGCAGGTCAACAAGTTGCTCAAGCGGCTGTAGGTGGCATGAACGTAGATGCTTCTGGATCAGGGGTTGCTATTGCTGTGTCGTTTGCGGCTGGACTTGCTGGATCTATAGCTATAAACGCTGCTGCCAACGCTGCGTCGAACCTTGTTGCGGCGGTTAAGGCCCGCTTACCACACTCTCCAGCGAAGAAGGGTCCTTTCTCAGGAGAAGGTTGGCGTAAGGTTAAGAGCTCGGGTATTGCTATTGCAAAAGAGTTCGCGTCAGGTCTTGGTTCAACTGCTTCAATGAATGCTGTTTCTGAAAGTATGACTACTATGCAACAGTCAATCAGAGACGCTCTTGGTGAAACATCAGATTACCTTGATGATAACATGGAGCTTTCTCCTGTTATTACCCCTGTCTTAGATATGTCTAATGTTGATGGCTATACATGGAATGGATCTGGTTATCTTGGACTCACTGGTGCAAATATTAATTATTCGTCGCTTAATCCTACAAGCCGTAGTATTGCTTCTAATCGTTATTCTATTGATGAAGTGGTACGGGGACTAAATAATGTAGACCAAAAATTGGCGACTCTTACTGAGAACTCTGCTATTGGGAACGATCTCCTTGCTCAAGGACAAGTCAACCCAATTTACTTGGATAAAGATCTTGTAAACCGTGCATTGGCGCCAGGTATGGCAGATGCGCAACGGACTTACAGTGATCGATTAAATATGTTAGATGGAGTGTTACCACGATTATGAGAGATGAATCATACTTCTCTATAATCTTTGGTGAAGGAACTGATGCTGTTGATATCGGTAAACTCCTCGATGCTGTAACTAAAGTTGAACGTAATGCTGGTGCTGGTCAGGAACACACATATTCTGCCGGCACTGGCCGTTTTGGTAAGACATGGGTTTCTGGTAGAAGAAGCTCTTATGATATTACCATTGAAGGACAAAAGACAGGGAGCCCTGCTGAGCTATTATCGCTTCGTACGAAACTGGCTCGGGCTCTTGATTGTCCTGATGGGCCAAAGAAATTACAGTTTGATGATCAGGATGGTAAATACTACCTTGCTGTTACATCGGGTCAACCTAAGTTCACTGAGGATTTACAAAAGAGTCAGGCTACGGTGTCCATTTCATTTGAAGTTCCGGATGGTTTACTACATTCCGAGCTTACAAAGGTACTGACATCGAAGACCAACTCTCCAGACATCGGTTCTCTTACTAAAGAGGGGAATATTGTCAAAATGACTTTAAATAATGCAGGAAGTGCACCGGCATATCCTCGCATTAGAATTAAGAACGCTGGAACTAACGGTTGGATTGGTATTGTTAATAAAAACGGTGTGATGGAAATTGGTACAAGCTCCTCAGGAAGAGATGGCGCTGTAACCGCTTCTGGATCGTATGACCAATCACAACTATTACTTAACCTAACACCAAACGACTCTGCTGGATGGCGTAAAGGTGTGAACATTGGTGGGAAACTTAGCTCCCAATCTCCTTTAACCGTAGCTAGTCACGCTGAGATCAGTGACCTAACACTTGACTGGGCACCACAAGATGGAGGTAGTGTTGGTTATCCTTGTCCTGGCTTACACTGGACTCGTTCTGGGTCTAAAGGTATTGGTCAAGACTGGGGATGTGCTGTGTATGAGTATACTCTACCTGCGGATAAGAACAACGTTAAAGGTGCTAAGAACTTCCGTTGTGACTTTAACTTAAAACTCTGGGCATCTAAGATTGGTCAAACTGGTCTGTTAGCAATTATGTTCATGGATGACAATGACCGACTTATTTGTGCTTATAGTTTGGATAAATACACAACTGATAGCGATAAGGTTGTACAAGTCTTCACTACAACCGATATTCACAAACTACCTCGTGAAGAGAATGAATTCGGATCTAATAACAATGAGCCAGGTCAACAACGACCTAACCCTGCTTTCAATAGTAGAACCGGTAATGCTTATGTTATTAAGGATGGTCCAAAGTTCACATATGGATATAACGGTATTCCTAAGACTATCGTTGATGCTACCAAAGAGAACTTAGAATGTACTAAGATCTGGGTTCTTTATGGTAGAGCACGGAGCGAGAGACCAGGCACTGGTCATTTGGATACCTTATGTGTACAATCACTTAAATTCCAAAAGACTAACGTCCAACGTTACGACCTTGTTCCTAACAAGTATAACGCTGGTAGTGAAATTGTTGTTGATATGTATGAAGGTAAAATCTCGTACATTGCTGATCCAGAGGCATCTAGTCAAGGGGTAGGCGCTGAAAGTGACTTGGCTAACGGATCTCGCTACTTTGCAATCCCTCCCGGGGAGTCACAACTTGAAGTTCATTCTTCTGGCTTTGTTACAACAGCCCCTGAGGTTATTGTAGAGTGGGAAGAAGCATGGCTATAAGAAAGGAGGCCGAAACTTCAAAATGAATGTAAGACCTGCATGGCAGTTAGCAGTTCATGATAACGCAATGAATATTGTTGATCATATTAACAACGATGTTCCGGGTTCTCTGAAATATTATGATGAAGAGTTCCATCAATACTGCGGTAAGGGTTCGGCTACCTTTACTTTTACTGTCGATAAATATTCAAATGGTGTTCTAAACGAACGTATAGCCAACCTCACTACCGAGTCTTATATCTCTTTCCATGAAGACGATACTGATTACGTATTTAACGTAATGACTCGTAGAGAAACTGACTATACTATTACTTTGGAATGTGTTACAACTAACTTAGAGTTACTTAATGAGAAGGTTGTTGCTTATGAGAGCAAGGATGCTAAGTCGTTCTTAGAATACATTGAAGCTATGCAACTCTTTAAATTTACTCGTATTGAATTGGGTATTTGCGAAATTCGTAATACCAAACAGACGCTCAAGTTTGAATCTGATGACGACACATGTTTGGCTCGGATCCTTAAACTTGTCGAAGCGTTTGATGGTGAGATGGAGATTATAACCAAACTTACCGATGGTGGCCAGATTGATAAGTATATACTTAATGTTTATAAATCTCGCAATGTCGCAAAAGATAATGAGCCTGGTTTAGGACGAGTTCGTACTGATATTCGGTTACAGATGGGTCGAGATGTCGCTTCTGTTATTAAGAAAGAAGATAAGACTAATCTTTTCTCTGCTATCCGGATGCGGAATAAAGACGGTGCGTATATCACCTTCCCTAACTCCCGTGAGATCAAAGCGGCGGATGGTACACACGTTGAGATGTACTGTAACCGGGGGTCTCATACAATCTATGCCCCTATCTCAGCTAAGCTCTATCCGTCTGTAAACAAACGTGATAACTGTGACCCATGGATTGTGCGTGATGTGAAAACTGAGTTTACTAACGCAGACGAGGCATGGGCGTACGGTGTTAAGATGCTCCGTAACTACATGTATCCTATTACAACATGGGAAATCAGTCTTAACTCTGCTATGGTTCTTCAACGTTATGATATCAAGATCGGTGATGTAATCTTCATGACTGATGAGAACTTCGTTGGTGGATTGCTTATCAGAGCTCGTGTCGTTGAGACGGTGCGCTGTTCTACAGATCATAGTAAGACTAAGCTTACATTGTCTAATGTCGTTGCTATTCGACCAACTAACAACTCAACGTTGATGAATACAATGTCACGGATGATCAATGACGCTCAACCTTTCAAAATGACTGTAAAAACTACAGGGCCTACGATGTTCCGTGAGCTGACAGATAGCTGTGAACTTATTCCTACCTTATATAAGGGTAAATCTGAAGTTACAGATGTTGATTTCAGTTACTTCATTGACAACAACCTTGCAGGTAGTGGAACTAGGTTCAGGGCATCAAGATCTAATATCGGTACTAGCGGTAATGCGTTGATTACTATTCAGGCTTGGGTTCAAGGCCAGATGGTCGAGTTCCAAGATGTGACAATCGCTACTGTAAATGACGGGGTATCTCCTGTTCTTACAGTGATTGAGTCGAGTAACGGCGATGTGTTTAAGAACGGTATCATCAACACTGTGCTGACAGCTAAGCTGTTTAGGGACGATGTTGAGATTGATACACGAGGTGAAGCCTTTAACTATATTTGGACAAAGACTAATGCCAATGGTGAAGTTGATGAACCATGGGGTCAGCGTCCTGAGTCTAAAGTTAAGAGTGTAAGTGTCACTCGTATTGACGTCGAAGATAAAGCAACATTTTCAGTTGCTGTTGTAACTAAGTAAGGAGGTGGTATAATGAGTTTAATTTCAACTAGTCAGATTACTATTGTCGATTTGGATGACGGTAGAACCCAGTATACACACCTTGCTTGGTGTAATAAGAAACTGACCGCGAATGGGGTAGATGTCCCTAATTATGATACCTTTACTAAAGACCCTGAGGAGGGCACTACTTGCGAGCTTATAGGTATATACCAAGATTTTAACTTCGCAGGTAGCGATCGTCCTGAAGATTACCATTGGTCTAGATGGAGAGGTTATGACGGTGCTAATGGTATTCCTGGTGCTCCGGGTGCTGATGGCCGTACACCATATATCCATTTCGCTTATGCCGATAGCCCCGATGGGTATACCGGTTTCACAACTGGTAAAGAATACCACGATAGCGGAAATATTGACTCGGAACTCGTCATAACTAACGTTGATGTAAGTAGGAAACTATACATGGGTACTTACACCGACTATAACTTCTCAGATTCAAACGACCCTTCAAAATATAAATGGCAGAAAGTACGCGGTGCTGACGGTGCTAACGGTGTACCAGGTAAGCCAGGAGCTGATGGTAGAACCCCGTATGTTCACTTTGCTTATGCTGATTCCTCTGACGGTAGAACAGGATTCACTGTATTTGGTGACCCTAATAAGAAGTATATGGGTACTTACACCGACTTCGAACAAGCCGATAGTACAGACCCTACTAAATACAAATGGTCTCTTATAAAAGGCGCTGACGGTGCTAACGGTGCTCCTGGCCCTCAGGGTGTCCAAGGTCTGCAAGGTCCTAAAGGGGATCAAGGTATTCCTGGTCAGAGAGGTGCTGACGGTAGAACCCAATACACCCACATCGCCTATGCTGATAATGCCTATGGTAATGGGTTTAGTCAGACTGCGACAAACAAAGCCTACATTGGTATCTACCAAGACTTTAACCCTACTGACAGTACTACTCCGTCTTCTTATCGATGGACGAAGTGGAAAGGTGACGATGGGGCTAACGGTATCCCTGGACCTAAAGGTACTGATGGTAAGACACCGTATATTCACTTCGCCTATGCTAATTCGGCTAATGGTACTAGCGGATTCAGTGTCAGTGACTCAACTAACAAAGAATACATTGGTACCTACACCGACTTTACAGAAGCTGATAGTACTAATCCTAATCTTTACAAATGGACTAAGATTAAGGGCGCTGACGGTGCTAAAGGGGACAAAGGTGAACAAGGTGACCGAGGTCTACAAGGTCCTGCTGGTCCTGCTGGTCCACAAGGTATTCAAGGTCTACAAGGCCCTAAAGGTGATCAGGGTATTCCTGGCCCTAGAGGGGTAGATGGACTAACACAATATACACACATCGCATATTCTGATGCTGATGACGGTCGTATTGGTTTCAGTCAAACAGACTCTAACAAGCCTTTTATTGGTCTTTATCAAGACTTCATTAGAGAGGATAGCCCAGAACCAAGCAAGTACCGCTGGACTAGCTGGAAAGGTCAAGATGGTGAACAAGGACTTCCTGGTAAGCCTGGAGCTGATGGTCGTACTCCATATGTTCACTTTGCTTATGCTAACAGCGCAGATGGTAGATCTGACTTCAGCTTAGCCAACTCTAGCGGTAAGAAGTACATTGGTACTTACACCGACTTTGAAGTAGGCGACAGTAGTGATCCTGGCCGATATAAATGGGTATCCTTGAATGGAGACCTAGTTATCGGCGGTCGTAATCTTTGGATTAATAGTAAAGTTACGGGCTATGCTGCTATAGAGAAACTCCCAGAGAACCATATAACTGGTCAGACTGAATGTTTCAGATTAGACTCAGTACCAGGAAAAAGGGGTGTATTTTTCAATATAGCACCCGCGTTCACAAGCAGGATCTATACAACAGTTACAATGAGTTGCTGGGTGAAATACGAGAATGTAAAACGCGGTAAGTACGTCTGGACAAACTTTAATGTCTTTAAATCAGGAGGGCTTTGGAGACGTAACTCTAAGTCTGGCGCTGTATCTTCAGCGGAATATCCAGGGATGTTTGGGTTCGTCGGTAGCTCTGACTGGATTAGGCTTGAAAAAGTTTATAACTTCGGTTGGGATACAAGATACGACCAGTTAAGAACAGACCTAAGAATCATTCTAGAAGATACTGAATCAGGTACCGCATGGGTTACTGGTATTAAAGTCGAGATCGGCAACACTGCTACTGATTACACGGTTGCTCAAGAGGACGTGGATAGTGCTATCGCTTCTAAAGCCGACCAGTTGCTAACACAAGACCAGATCAACCAACTCTCTGAACGTAATGCTCTTCTCAAAGCTGAGCTAGACGCAAAGGCTACTCAGGAAGTCGTTGACGAGTGGATCAACCAAGTTCATAACCTTATGGATATCGAAGAGGCTGGTCGAAAAGACGCCGAGCAAGCCGCTATTCGAGCTAGTGAGCGTATCGCTGAGTTACAGAACAAAGTTGGTGAACTTAAGATCGTTACTGAGTTCGTTAACACCTACATGTCTCAATCTGAAGAAGGGATCATTGTAGGTCAAAAAGATGGGTCCTCGAAAGTTCTAGTATCAACAGATCGCATCTCTTTCATATCTGGGGGTAAAGAGGTTGCATCAATCTCTCAAGGTGTGCTACAAATTGATAACGGGGTGTTCGTCAAATCACTTCGTATCGGTCGATTTGTTACAATGCAAGACCCATCAAATCCAGATAGAAATATAACATTATATGTAGGAGGTGCATAGTAAATGGTAGTAGTAAACTTCTCCGGTCCTTGGGCTGGGGATGTACAATTAGAATTATGGTCTGATTGGAATGTTCAGAAACCTGAGCAAAACGCAACCCTTTTTAACGTACAAGTTCGATTGATCTCCTCAGGTGGAGGTCAGATCTTCTCGGGTAACGGTACTAGACGGCTTTGGTTGAACGTTGCTGGTATCGAAGAGCATTACGATATCGACCCGGTTATTGGTAAAAACCAGAAACGTAATATCTTCGGTAAGGACTACTTAATCCCGCATAACCCGGATGGTACTAAGACGATTACTGTATCCTGTGAGTATGTCGTTAACTTGGGCGGGTATGGTACAGCTAAAGCACAGTTTACTGTCAAGCTTAAGGATATTTTCAAGGGTAGTAAAGGTAAGGACGTATCTGGTACAATAGGAAGCCCTATAACTCTCTCAGTTGATCGTAATGATACAAGGTATACCCATGCTGTAGAAGCTGAGTTTGGTAGTTGGAAACAGAATATCAATGGTGATAGTCGATTCGTTTCCACTTACAACTGGACACCGCCTATGGAGTTATGTAATCAGGTTCCTAATTCCGATAAGGGTGTCGGTAAGGTTAGATATATAACTTACCAAAACGGTAAAGAGATTGCTAGGGATGAGAAAAACTTAACACTAGCGGTTCCGGCATCAGTCAAGCCTACGTTATCGTCATTTTCAGTTCGAGATACCAATACCGCTGTCAACAACCTACTGGGTGATAATAAGTTTGTTTCTGTCCTGTCTAATCTGAAAGTCGATTTCTCTAAAGGAACCGGGGCATATGGATCAACTATATCTAGCTACTCGGCAACTATTGTCGGTAAACCAAACTCTACTTATAATGAAGATGGGGTTATCGGTAGTATTGAAATGGTTGGTAACGCTGTTGTAGAAGCGACTGTTACAGATAGTCGAGGCCGAACTAGCGAACCTAAACGGGTTAGTATCGAGTTCCTTGATTACTTCCTACCTCAGATCAGTTTTGAGGCTAAACGGGTTGGCGCTAACGGAGAGCAGATCCAGGTTATTCGTAATACTAAAGTGGCACCACTCTCATTTAATGGTAGTCAGAGAAATACGATGCGGATAACATTTAAAACAGCACCGTTTGGATCTAATACATTTACTCAAGATACCGGACCCGCTAATGTTTTATTTAATTCAACATCTCAGATCACCAACTCCGCCGCTAACTTAGCTGGTACTTTCTCTTCTGGTAGTTCTTATGTTATCATAGGGACTGTTCAAGATAAGTTTACTAGCTCGGAGTTCAGGGTTGAAGTCCCAACGAGATCTGTACTCATGTCTATGGACCAAACTGGGGTCGGTATTGGTAAGATACGGGAACGTGGCGTTCTTGACGTTGCTGGTGATGTTTATGCCTCAGGTCAGTTGAATGTAAACGGTATTCGTGTTGATAATAAGAATATCCAGCAGTACCCTCTTACGTCTCTAGAGGGTCGAATCCAAGACGTTCGATTTTCTAGAAAAGACCTTAATACCATTACGGAAACTGGTCTTTATATGGTATCTG